CTTTCACTTCGTTCACCAGTGTATCTACGGATGCAGAATAGATATGGTCGATGAAGCTCTGCACTTCCGTATACCGTGTTCCGAGGGCGTTCTTGCGGTTGTCACCATCACCGTACTTGCCCTGCATGACTCCAACAACCAGATCGAGCGTGGATCCGCTCGGAGTATTCACTGTCGGTTTCGGTGTTTCTGCTGGTTTGGTTGTGTTTCCTTTTCCGGCGTATTTGTTCCATGCGTCCTTGTCGCCATAGAATTTATCCAGGTCGAGATTACCACCCCATCCATTCAATCTGCCGCAAGAGCTATACTGCCGGATAGCACAAGTATAAGCTCCCTCATTCCACGGCTTATCCTGATAGCCTGTGGCGTTCATGTCTGCGTACTGTGCAATCCAGAGTCCGTAGTTCCCGATATTGTTGAATTTATAGGCTACAGACTGCGAACAGTACAGAAGCGGACGCACGCCTGTTTTCTGGTATACATAGTCAAGCCAGCTCTTACACCATGCAAAGTCAGAGCTACCGAACGCCGGGTTGCCTGTTCCCTCCCAGTCAAGGCATAGGATTGCTTCACCTACACGTTTTCCAATCCTATCAAGGAAGTAATCTGCTTCTTTCTGGTAATCTCCACCATTCGCATAATGGTAGATTCCAAGACACTTTCCGGCGTTCTTAGCCTGTGCGTAAGCCCTTGCAAAATCCGGGTTCACATAGCCTGTTCCCTCTGTTGCCTTTACGATCACGAAGTCGCACGGTACGACTGTGAGGTCAATCCCTGTCTGGTAACTTGCAATATCAATTCCATTCATTGCCATAATGTTTCTCCTTTCAAAAAGAGGGCGATCACTCGCCCCATTATTCTTTATATTTACTTCTGTTCCAGATTTCTGTGATCCGTTCCCAGCCTCCGGTGCTTACCAGATACACAATAAACGCCGCCAGAAATGAAGCAAATATATAATACCATTCAATTACAATTCCATAATAAATGCACAAGATCACTACCGCCACCGGCGTCAGGATCAGCGACACTGCAAGCGCCACCACATTTGTCTGAATCTTTTTCAGCATCGGCATTTCCTTGATTGCCTGTACAATTACGCTCACCATGAACGCCAGAATTCCAACTCCAGCAAGTGCATATGTAATATACTGCATCAACATTTCTGTATTCATAATCATTACTCTCCTTTTTGTTTCAGATGCAATTCATCAATTTCCTGTTTCATTTTCGTCACCATCCCATTTCCACCAAGTTCATGATATGCCTCATACATTTCGCAGAAGTTCTGGTATGCATAAGACGGAATATTTCCAAGCTGTGTATACTTACTATGGTATTCAATCAGCTGTACCCGGAGCAAAAGCATTGTTCCTTTGCTATTTGCATCTCTGTCTCTTTTCTGGTTTTTCAAAAGCCACACGATATACCCCAGTAATACCGGAAGTGCAATGGTATAGGTCTGTAAGACTATCTCTTTCACTTTTCTATTCTCTCTTTCGTATATTTTATGAAAATGATTTTTCTGGTTTTGCTCTGATATCCATATTTTTCTCCAATTATAAAAAGACAGCTCCGAAGAGTCTGCCTTTCCATCCTGTTATTATAATTTCTCACCACACATCGGACAAAATCTGATCGGTATCCTCATTTCAAAAATATCTTCAACGCTTCCGTAATCGCACACCCCGATATGCATTACAGCCTTCTCGTCTAACTCACCACCAAACAGCCACACCTCCAGCCTTCTCACTTTGCCGCCCTTTTTCAAAACTATAGGACGTGCACCAATCAACTTTGTTCTGTCCTTTTTCCCGAACATAATTTTTCTGCTACAAAATTCACATTTTTCTTTCATTTCATTACCCTTCTGCATTTTTTCTTTTGATTGTAACAAACAAAGTAATGTTCGGGAAATTTTCAACTTATTTCGACATTTTTCGATATCAGTTTGTAATGTAGTATTTAGACTTCTTCAAAATACTGACCAACCAATGTATCCGGCGAGAAGTAAAGGATTATGCTCTCTCCGTCTGTCATTCCTACACGGTTCATCAGATAAACCTTTTCATTCCAACTGTAATACTTACCCTTTACATACTCCATTCCTGCCGTTGTTACCATTTCCGGCACCGTAATTGGGTTCTCCTTAGTTCCAGAGCTTGACGGATTTGCAATAGCTGTCCACAAGCTCGGCGCTACCCCCGGCGCCCAATCTGATTGACTAGTGTGTGCCTGGACGCACTTATACAGGATGTTATTATACTGGATCTTATAATCCTTGGCATATTCTACACCATCCTCTGACCACTCTGGATAGATGGCTTGTACCTGCAGAGCCTGTAAATCTGTCAGCTCCTGCGCCTGGATCTGTGCAACCATAACTGCAGCATTCTGGATTTCTGCCTTTACTTCTGGCAGATCCTCCTTCTTGCACATCGCCACACCGAAGATCCCTCCTGTGTATTCCGTGATGCTATAGAAGTTTTCATAATTCTCATAAGTTACAAGAACATCCTCCCGCTCCTTAACAATCATTTTCCGTGTCTTTGTCGTATCCTGGAAAAGCATCTTGAGTTTTTCCGGAGTTTCGGATATGGTACGGATCAGAAGGTTTCCACCCGCCTGAATATCCGCTGACTGGATAGTTAATTCTGTGGCATCGTTGAAAATAAGTTTCATGTTACTCCTTTCCGGAGTGATTCTTAATTAAATAGCAAATTAAAAAATGCAGAGACAACAATGAACAATAATTTAAAAAATTTACTGTCTGTAAAGCAGGTAACGGTAAAAAGTAATATAAACGTTGGCGCAGGAAAGGATTTTGAATGTTACATTAAAGCGCCAACAGTGAGCGGCTATGCTCCAGTCGGTATTATTGGTTACGATTTGGTTGGAAATTGGGATGTATGGACCAATGTTTCCTCATGCTATTACAATAGTGGAAGTAATTTGATTTACACAAAAGGACATAATTTCGGAACCGGTGCGTGCAACGCATTGTTAAATGTATTCGTTTTATACAAAAAGAACTGAATACATTACTTCCATTTACCGATTATAAGCATATCAGCTTGTACATAGCACATTCCTTGCTTTGGACTGTATGCTGTAAGCTTGTACCCGGTTGTAGTCACTTCGGTAACTCCAAGACCATACAGTTCGTTAGTCTTTGCCGGAGATACTATAATTAAAGGCGCTTCCTTGAATGCTACTGGAAAACCAACCGCAGCACTAGAAGCAAAATACCAGTTATACCAACTGGTTGCAAGATTGGTATTCCAAGTATATTTACTCCACATAACCATGTCGCCGTTGGAATATTTTGTGTAATTGTAGTTATTTTTGGTTCCTCGTTCTACGATAGAAATCAGATTGCTGTTTATGATTGCAATATTATTATTTGCTTTTGTTAAATTGCTATTTAATTAAGAATCACTCCTTACTGTCGTTAATAAAGTTACATGTAAAAATGCATATCAAAAACACCCGACCAGATGCCGAGTGTAAATAAAGCAGTTTATTTACTTATGCACTTAGATATTTTTTATGATGATACTTTACCGATTCCTGATCCACAGTGCAATAAAGCATCGTTGTCTCGGTTTTGGCATGCCCTGCCAATATAGATGCTTCCTGCAGTGGCATTCCTCGGTTTAATGCATTTGTTAAAGCCGTCCCTCGGAATCTATGCGGATGCGCTTTTTCCACACCTGCACGCCTTCCGGTTCGCCGGATCATGTCTTCTATGCCGGCTTTCGTTAATCGGTTGTATGGTTTTCTTGTCCCAACAAATAATGCAGGATTGTTATCGGTTCTGCTCTGCAGGTATTCCTGGAGATACATGTTCGTCCTTTCATTTAAGTAGACCGTCCTTTCTTTTCCGCCTTTACCATATACTATAAGATCTTTACTACTCCATCGGATATCCTCTATGTTTAGGTTTTTCAGCTCGGATACGCGAACAGCTGTTGAATACAAAAATTCCATCATGGCTTTGTCCCGGAGCACCTTGCAATTTCTCAGTAGCATCTCCCGATCTGTGTCACTAAAAGGTCTCTTAATCCTCTTTTCCACCTTGATCTGTTCTACCAGTACCATTGGATTTCGTCTTACTCGGTCCCTGTCTCGAAGCCATCCAAAGAAGCTGCTATAAGCAGCACGTACTCCTTTTAGCGTACTGTTCTTAACTTTGCGGATGCTCTTATAGGCTCTCAGATACCCAGATATATCTCCATCTGTGATATTCGCCACCGGTTTATTTACATAGGATAGCAATCTTGTAAGCTCATATCGATATCGCTTTACTGTCTCAACAGTTTTTCCTTCCAATGCTCGCGACATAAGATAATCTTCCAGATCTATCCGCCAAGAATCATCAACCACCTGCAGCTCCGTCTGCTTCACGATATCATAGTCAGAAAAGGTAATCTGCAATGCACTTTTCAGTTCCCTCAATTCATCATCATTCAATACCGGCTGCATTCTTCGTAATACTTCCATTATCTTTTGTTCCATAACAAAATCTCCTAATCTTTTTGATTTAGTATAACAACAAAGATGGTGAACAGTTCAATCGGTACTGAATTAAATAGCAATTTGGCAAATATAAAAGCAGATTTGATAAAAGCAAATAATAGCTTGAATGTCATAGGAACTGAATACTGGAGTGGCGTAAAAAATAATTATTCATATTCTACAAAAGAAACCTGGGTGAATAACGTGTCCACTGTGACCATTCCCGCCGGTACTTATGCCTTTACACTAAAAGCAGCTCCATGTGCAAAAGGTCAAAGCTATGATGCGTTTACGATGGGGATAACTGGAATAAATTCAACGCGAACCCAAAATACGTTTTATATGAACTTTGGTAACGGTTTTTACCCAACATTAACCAGTACCTGTATCGAAAAAGTTCCTGCTGGCACATACGGTATTGCTTTTTGGAGCAGTCAACCTAGAAATGTAAATAGTATTGAACTCCGAGCAATCCGGATAAAATAATGACTATTTACATATATAGCAGAACTCATAATAAAAAACATCTCCTGCTAAAGCTTTTTTCCATCTGACATAGAGATCGATTTCACCATTCTTACTAGCACTAAGAAGGCAACTGGAATATGTATTATCTTGTGCTATTGCTCCAGTATAAAGCTGTTTATCACAGCATGGAGCAGGTGCTCCACTTGCAAGATTAATACCAGTATATACGTTAACATCTTTTGTGATTTTGACGCATCCATTGACCATCACCAAATTCCCAATTCTATTGCACTCAATCCATGAATCGGACGTTTTTACGTTAGAAGTATTAAGTGTCATGTGATATGTATTTAATTCAGTAAGCTCTTCCTTTAACTTGCTGATATTACCGATCACATTAAACAGCGGATTCACCTTTACAATGTTGATTCCATTCAGTTCCACGGTATACAGAGGAAAGTCTGACTGCATTGCACCGGTCAATATATTTCCATCCACCGCCGTCGGTGCTGTAGCCGTTCCGGTAAAATCTTCTCCCTGGATCACAACCAGATCAACCGTTTCCTTTCCGGTGCTATCCTTTGTGTACCGGAACACGATCAGATCAACCCTGTTCGTTCCAGAGTGTCCATTGTTAATCGTCACCAGTGCACTGTCATTTGCCGGAATCCTTACATGCCGTCCGTACATGACAGCATCACCGTCAGAAATTTTTACAATGTTATTTGACTGCACTTCTGCCTTGAACTGGCTGCCATTTTCCAGTACATATTTTGCACTTCCGAAAATACCAGCAAATAACGCCCCGTCAGATTCTGCACTAACTGCACGTCCAGTATCTCCGGTATCTAAATAATTTGTTGCCATTGTTATTTCTCACCAACCTTATACGTTATAGTTTCTATGCCATTTTTTATTTTTACAATTTCCTGTGTTACCTGTTCCTTCAGCAGAATTCCGGTTGCCCGGTTTCTTCCACCAACAATATCACCGATATCTACATCAAGCTTTGAAAATGACGCAGACACCGAATCCGAACTTTTCAGTTCCTTCAGATGTTCAATTCCTTTTTCTTTCAGCTCTGCAACAGATTCAGAATTTCCATAATCATACGTTTCTGCAATCTCATATTCTCCAAAATATGACTGTTTTTCCGTGATTTCTCCTGTCTTGTCTACATACAGATCAATCACTGTTCTGGCTGCCAATTCGCCAGCTCCGAGGCAGATCAGATGATTCACCCCACCGGTTTTCTTTTCGATTATGATCTTCATTCCGTAGTCATCGGAATACTCATATTTTTTTGACAGATCTTCGATCTGGACAGCTGATATATTCACACAAGAATCCTTGTCGTTGTAGACGATTTTCAGCTTTGCACCAACAGAGGACAACATCTTCACAATACCGGAATATGCATCAACATATCTCGGAAACTGATAGTTGCTTATCTGTATTCCGGAAGATGTTCCAGGAACAGCAAACAGATCTACCAGATCACACCGCCTTATCAGTAGTGCAAGGATATCATTTGCATCTCCGGATACCACAAGATAATCTTTTCCGGTGTCCGGCCTGATCACTTTCTTTTCCAGAATGCCACGCCAACTTCTTCCGGAATAATATACTTTGGATTTTTCGGTGTCGACTTTTACATTGTCCACAATCCCTCCGTATTCTTCGTCTTTTATATACCAGATACATCCGGAACTCATGCAGTGATTTCTCACATTCATCTGGGCCTCGAAGTCATTGTCACCACCAAGCTCCAGATCGATCGAATATTTTTCAAGACTCCCTTGTGGAAGCCTGTTCGCGTCTGTATACATTACTTCCACAATGGTTCACTCCTTTTATCAATCAGGATCAGGTCAAATGAAAAACTGCCATTCCACGCAACGATCTGCGTGCCAGCTACAATTTTCTCAAAGATGTAATACTCTTTTGCGGCTGACCAGAGAACATTTTCCGTATACCCGTCAGTATGCACCAATTTAACCGTTTTTCTCCGTGAATCAATCTCTAATCGTTCACCGGCATTTAAAGAAACATTGACCTGATAGGTATTGTCTCCAATCTTCACAAGCGGTTTTGATACGGAACCATATATCCGCAGCACAAAATCTGATTCCGTGATACTAACATTATTGATCGAGGAAGATGATACCTGATTCAGATAATAATATCCGTATTTGTATGGATATTTCTTCAGATTATCCGTTTCAATGGTTGTTCCTTCTGTCTTCAGGAAATTAAATTCTCTCTCCTGCACCCAGTCCGGCTGATCGGTCGCAATGGTAACTTCAATCTCAATGTACCGTTTTGTCAGATACCACTTTGCTTTTTTTGATGCTACGATATAGCAATTAAGATAATAGCCGTCCTGATACAGTCTTCCTGACTGTTCCGCAAGAATATCAGCTTCAAAAATCCGGAAGATATCATTTCTTTTTTCAATTCCCTCTTCCTCGGAAGATGCTGAAATGATAATCTTCATCTTCTTTTCCTTGACACCTTTGTGGAAGTTGGTGATCTCATCATAGTCCGTATCATATTCCCATTCATAATCCCTCAATTCAGAGGATGTAATAAAAACACCACCCGAACCAAAGTCAATACTCTGGTTCAGATGGTTCACGTATTTCGCAACATTAAGCATACTTTTTCACCAACCTCGCTATCTCCCTGTTATCGAATTCAAATTCTACGCCATTCGTCAGGACATCAATCAGCAATTTGTACAATCCACCGTTTCGCATCCAGTTAAAGATTGCTTCCAGTAATGCACGGGTTGCTTCACTGTCACCATTTCCACTTCCGGCATTATTCACAGCTTCCTGAATCATATCCATCAAGTTCTGTGTACCAACTACTGTTTCACTTCCGGCTTCACCGCCAGCCAAGAACTGGTTAGACTTCGCATTGTAACCAAAAATAGTCGGCTGATTCAAGATCATACCTGAATCCATAGCCTTTTTGTACCAT